TTATTCGCAGGGTAATTACACATAACGTATTCAAGCCATTTTCGGGGCTTTTTGTTACATACAAATTACATTTAAACTGGTTTTTCTCACAACACACAATGTTACAATTTCATCATTACTCTTCTTTTCGACGCATTTGTCCCAACCATGTACAGAAAACTTTACCCTCTGCTGCATCAGGATCTTCCATATATGCCTTAGCCATTTTTACATACGTTCCTACATCACTGCCTAAGACATCGGCGTAGTCACTATGCATCATATTCATTACATAATAGAAGTCAGCCTTTTCTTTGATATCATGCTTGGCAGCAAGAGAATTTGTTTGCTCCATGCTCCAGTGCTCACCATGAGTGCCATCGACATTTTTCATATGAGAAACAGCTTTCTCCGCTAAACGGTCATCAAAGTGCGGGCCGCAGATCAAGCAATGGATTTTGTACATAGCTCCATAAAATTCATCGGGGCAATGCTTCTTGATTCTCTCAAGAGCTTCGCTGATTATTTCAACAAGCTCTTTTTCTTTTTCACGATCACCAGTAATCTTTTCAAGGTATTCTACGTACTTATGCATCTTTGCTCACCGCCTTTTTGCTCTCTGCTACAGCAGCAGTAGGCGTAACAGGCACAGGCAAGCTTGCTACAGCACCGCAGTTATATGCGCAGATATAGCCGCAAATAAGCACAAATGAGCTGGTATCTGCTGCTACCTTCAAAATATAATTTCTGCGTGTTCTTATCTGATTAGCATATAAATGATGACCGCATTTGCGTAGTACCGGGTACTGCGTTGCTGCCGTACCGATTTGAATTACTACCGGCATCAAATTTGTAGCTGTAGAAGGAATATCTTGAGCTACTCGGATAACGTAGTTCTCACAATTTACATAAGTTCCTTCCGGAATAGTTAATACCAGATTATCCCCGGTAACCGCTACATCGGTCGTTAAAATCGTCCTGCAATTACACGTTGCCATTTTTATTTCATCTCCTTAATAAAAAACAGGGAAGCGTGACAGCTCCCCTGTTAATAGTCACGCTTTAAGCGGAATTACACGGTGCCACAACCGCCACAGCCATAAACACTGGTTGCAGATTGATACGGGCTGCAAGTGATGTAAGCCGGCTGCGGGAACGGACGTACCGCATTGATGATGTTAGAAGTCTGAGCCAAAGTTCCAAGTTGCAGCTGAGCAGCTTGCAGTTGGTCACGCAGTTCCTGCATAACATTCGCAGTCATTAATGCGCGAGTTGCTTCACCTTCTGCATGGATAGCAGAGGTAATGTCACAAGTGTTTTTAGCATTCTCGTAACGAACCGCGTCAATGTTACGATTGGTTTCGCAGCAGCACTGTTGAGCAGCGAAGGTGGACTGAGCAATAGCAGCCTGAACACCGCCGAAGCCTTGACATAAGTCTTTTTGAATACCGAAGTTTTGATTTGCGAGTTGATTAAAACCACGATCTAAAGTACTATTCAGATTGGTATAAAGAAATTCATTAGTCAAAGTATTTACGGCACCATTAGCCCCGCCTCCGAAACCACCGAATCCACCGCCGCCCCAGGCAAGCAGGAAGAATAACATTACTACCCACATCCAGCCGCCGCCAAACCCGGCGCCGTCTGCTGCTGCGGTACGGTTATTCAGATCATATACAGGCATTACGCCACTACCTTCCATAGTCATATAGAACATCTCCTTTAAATTTATTGTTTAAAATCATCTGGTGGCCACCGATCAGATTTTAATACCGAATTGAGAAAGCATTTGCTGAGCTTGCTGCGGATCAATACCACGTTGTTTTGCAAGATTCATAACAGTTTCTTTTAGCTGCTCAGGCGACTTACCTTGTGCCATTTCCATAGCACGCCCGAACATAGGGTTATTACCAAACATTTGCTGCATCATACCCATAGGATTATTGCTGCCCTTGATTTGGTTAAACATTTGCATCATTGTCAACGGATTCATTTGCATTTACTGTCTCCCCCTTCACATATCGTTCTAAAGAATTTACTTTTTGCTGCAGAGCTTCAACTAATTCTGCATCAGCGTATCTCTTTGGGATCGGCTCTTTTTCAAGCGACAATTTATAATTTTGTATTACCGGCATCCCATTCATATCAATATACTTTGCATATATGCAGCTATCTGCCGGGCAAGGAAAATATGTAAGGCTTCCATCCAAATCAATTTGAGCAGCCTTTACTTCGTCTAAGCTGGCTACTGTACGTCCTTTCATCATCAAAGGCATAGGTGGCTGCGGTGCAAACTGCTGTGCCTGATATGTAGGCATCTGCGGCATTTGTGATTGGTAATTGGCTAAACGCTGTTGTGTCACTCCCGCCATTGCAGGATTTACAGGAGCGTAGGGATTTATTCCATACATTGTTATCGCCTCCGTTTCTTACTTAAATTATCGCTTAAATCAGTCTTTATAATCCGTCAACATTCCTTCATATTTCCCTCACTAAGACATAAAAAATAAGGCAGTCACACTTATCATGTGACCGCCTTTAATACTCTTTTAACCGAATTATACGCCTGCCGTAAATCTCTTTCGACCGTTTGCACTGACGTATCTATTCGCATTGCTATTTGATAATTTTTGAGATCGTGAATAAACTTCAGTTCAATAATTTCCATCTGCCGTGGCGTTAACTTGGCTTCCTGGATTATTGCTTCAAATTCCTTACGGGTAGATCGAGAAAGCCAATCTCTTGCCTGCAACCGGCAATTATCCATATAATCACCTGCTCGCTGCTATTGTTCCAACTAATACCCCTCCGATAAATCCCCATAAAGCCTTTTGTTTTTGCTTAAACTCACTTTTGGATTGTTCTTTCTTTATTTGCTCGCTCAACGTCTGCAAGGATTTGTTTTGCTCTGCTATTGTTTTTTTGGAGTTCAATAATGATTCCTGCGCACTCGTTAGCTCGCTTTTGATTTTCTGATAGGATAAACGCTGCTCTTCGATTAGCTTCTTCAGCTCGCTTGAGTTCATCTCCTGCACTGCCGACATGTTCGACAGCTCGGTCAATAGATTCTCCTGTCTGTTTATTATCGTCTGCAATTCGTTGAACTGTTCCCGAGACATCGTTATTGTCTCCGGAAGTTCCTCCGCAGAACATACAGCAGGCAGCGATACAAGCAATAATAACAACCACAATAATCCAATACCGATGATTATATATTTTTTCATACACGATTTTCACTCCATGTATATTATTTTCCTGTTTTTACAGTCATATTAGCCACATGCGCCGTTTTAGACTGTTGCCTTACTATTTACTTTTGCAACATTTCTTTCTCGGCGCACAGGCTAAATATGAGCAAAGTTATTTCGAGATTACAGACCAAACCAGCTATGCATAGCTCCCAAAGCAAAGCCCAGCACCAGGATCGCAAAGCATACCCCCGGCTGCTCTTTTACTACAATTGCCGCCTCTTTCAAAAAAGTCATTACTTTTCTCATTACCATTCGCCTCCTTTCAATCGAATATTTTTGCACGTTTTGCGCGAATATTTTATCGAATAAAATACTCAAAATAGCGCATTTCTATTTAAACCTTTATTCAGTAAACATATTGCCTATATACCTTTAAAACTACCTTCAAATTAAAGGTATTGCATTTTCTACAACAACTACTTTTACCAGTTTTGCTGCCACCAGATAGCCTTGCCACGAATAACATCACCGCCTGGCTTTAGTATGCCGTCGCCTGGTATATCTGGTAATTTCCATAAATCCCAACGCTCAAAGGTCGTTGCCGGACCATAATCATCTAAATCAGCAGCTTCTGCATGGGTCATTACGGTATCAGCATTAATGTCCAATCCAAGCTCTTCACACAGTACAGCTACAACTTTTGCCATGCTATCTATCTGCAACTCTGTCGGTGGTACATTTCCAAAATCGACACGACCATCAGCATAAGCTACAGCATCTACACAACAAGCTAAAGCAATCCCAATAGCTCTAGAATTGCGCCGCCATGTATGAGCTTTATATTCTGTCAAATCATCTGTGGTCGCCATAATGGCGCCGTCACTATCAATATTTAAGTGGTAATCACTAAAAAACTGATGATAATTACCAGCTGACCAGTGTAGATAGATCTTATCAATATTACCTCTAGCTCTTTTAGCTAACTGTCGCAGCTCATCTAAAGTGATTCTTTTTGTCACCATTGTTCTCAATCTCCTTTTCTAAATTGTCAGGCACTCCATCCCCATCTTTATCTACCAAACTCGTAGCTATAAACGTCACAAATGCGACCATAGCCGGGCCTGTAATCTCACGTATCAACGCCAGCAGGTCAGACATAACAATCTTGTCTAACCACAGCCACATGTAAAGCCACGCTGCATAATAAGTAAATATCAAAAGAACTACTGCAATAAAATAGCCTACAATGACCGCCATTATTTTTGGCGACATTGAGGCTACTTTATTTCTAGCACTGACTATTAAGTTTTTTATTTTCTCAAACATGAATATCACTTATCCTTACATGCACAGTTATTGCATTTGTTTTCGACCAGCAGTAACCGTTCACCAACTTCGTTAATCCTGTTATGTGCAGATTTTGCCTTCTGATCAATCTCAGCAAATCTTATCTTTAACTCTGTTGTACGTTCTTGCTCCCTATTAATAGTCTCAGCTAAAGCGTCAACAGTCTTTTGGAGGTTCTCTATCGCTGTAGACAAAGGATTTATGATCCAAATCTTAAACACAAAACCTACTATACCAAATAAAAAGCTAAAGATTGTTATTGAAGCCATTGCCATTTCTACCATCTTTGCACCGCCTAATCTAAAATAATCGCATCCAATTCCTCTTTGCTTTGAGCTGCATTTACTTCAGCCTGTTTATTCCAACCTGCCTGCTTACACGTACCTATATGGGTAGAAAGATCAGCGCACCATTCAAGCACCTGTTCCGGCGTAAGATAGAAGATCGTTTTGTCAGCACTTCTATCTGCGTAACCACGTACAGGGCAGCCGGTAGGATACTCTACAGCAAAGCGATCAGTATTTACGTTCAATGCTATACCCTGCATTGTAAGCTGTGTATCCTTGTCGCTGTCGTAACATACAAGTTCTCCAGTGCATTCAGACGTAAAGCCGCCGGTTATTTTTCTTTCTGTCCATGCATCCACAAGCTCCAACTTTTGAGTTTTTAGTTCGTCAAGGGTAGGCTCAATATATTCACGCTCTGCCTTCTTTTTCAGCAAGGTATCAATGCTATTTAAAATGTCCTCGCATACTGTGTTCGGGTACGCTTGAAACGCTTCGCCGTTTAGCCAGCAGCTCTGCGTTCCACAATTATAATCAATAGACTTATACTCTATATCTTTGCCATAATCAATAAAAAAATTATTTATTGTATCCATATACACTTTTTCTTGCGCTTGAACAATAACTCTATCATTATCCGCATCTAAAATAATTATGTTTTGCATTTTCATTCTCCTTATTCAATTCTTTCCCAACAATAATATGCTACATATGGCGGCATATTATTGTGGGCAGTGCCGCCACCAGTATTACCAATACTAATATTTGAAGCAAACGAAGAATTTAAATTAAAAGTACTAATTGAACCTCCCCAGTCTGTATTGCCACAATAAGCATTACTTTGATTAGTATGACTAAATGCTCCGCTGCTCTCAACATTTTGAAGTCTTCCAACAGTTATAGATCCAATCACGGTAGACGAAGAAGAACTAGCAGAATGTTTGTGTTGAGGGATTTGGTTAATATCTAATATAACATTTGCTTCTCTTCCCGTACTCCCCACTTGATAGGTATCTCCTGCTGCTAAAATAAATTTATCTTTTATCTGTGTCCACGTGCCACCAAACAAAGTCCCTGGATCAGTAGGATTAGAACTCCAGTAAAGTGCTCCCACAGGATATGGATTAGGAGGCAAACTGTCATAAAGAGCATTGATTGCATTCCTTATTTTCTCAGCCGTTATTAATCCGGTAAGCTTCATTTTTCCTCACCTCAAATCGTCAGAAGAAAGCCGGCAAACTTTTCCGTACTTTGAATTATAATATTACTGCCACTTTCAACGGCATCAACCATAACACTTTCATATGTACTACCGTTAGTGCGATACATACCCAAAAAGTGTTTTCCTGACGCCGCTAAAGTAAATGGATAGTAGCCGTCTGATAATGTTCCCCAGTTAGCACTGCTTGCTGTAAATTCAGTTTTGGTTACTGTAGTAGTGGAAGAAGGTGGAGTATAACCTAACGCATTCGTAACATTAGCTTTAGTTAAACTAATTGTGCCGGCTGTATTCGTAATGTTAGAACCTACTTTAACACCGCCTAACACGCTTGCCGTAGCAGTAGGAAGTGTATAGTTATTTGCGCCAGCTGCAATGCCGTCTAACTTGGTTTTATCTGCAGAAGCCATTAAGCCGTTTGCGGTAGTGGTAGCTACAGAATAAGTAGTATCGGTAAATAATGCGTTAGCCGGCACTGATTTACCAAGAGAATATGTCGTAGCTACAGGAACGCCATTAGAAAAGAATACCGGTTGTGTTGCTGAGCCAGCAGAAGTAGCCAACTTAGCAGCCGCTGCCGCAGTTTCTGTCTTTCCAAGTTTGTTTGCTATAGCTTCATTCATAGCTGCTGCACCAGTTTTATCTTCTGCAATGTAATCCGCAATTTCTTTTAGCGTATCATAAGTAGCAGGAGCACCATCAATCAGTTCATCTTTTACTGCAGTCTTTGCCGCTTCAATAGCACTGTTCATAGCAGTAGTAGTTGCGTAATTGGCAGCAGCTACTCCACCTAATTTACTACTGTCAGCAGCAGTTTCTGTTTTACCGAGCTTGCCAGTATCTAACGCTTCAAAATTAGCGTTTATCGCAGCATCTCTTTCACGCTGCGTTCCAGTTCCAATTTTTTCTACAGTAGTCATTGTAAATAACCTCCATCCAAAATTATTTTTCCCGCGAACGCTTCGCTCACATTTATAACAACGTTACCGTTATTATCTACGCCGGTATTAGCATAATAAGGATAGCAAACACCATCAATGGTCTTTGTTAAGCTGACGATGATAGGACTGCTCCCTGCCTGGTGTTCCTCGGCAGATATGGTCAGTACATAATCACTGCCAACCTCTGTAAAATCTTCTTCAGTAAAATTTTTGATATATACTTTGTCACCGGTTTTCTTAGTCAACGACGCCAGTATAACGATGCCTGTAAATCTTTCGGGGACTTCGATAATAGTGTTTACTGAATCCATATATACGCCAGTAAGTACCATTTCATACTGCGGTTTTTTGACTTCCTTATAGACGCCAATAAGTCTGCTGTTCCCCATTGCTATAGTAAGACGCCACATGCCATTACTTTCAGTCCATCTGCTATCTGATGCCGTAAACTCTTTTGTAATAGTTCCGCTTTCAAAACGAAGTAAAATATCTTCTGCACGCTCTGCTGCGTCTTCTGCTTTTTCTGCATCTTCCTTAGCAGATCCAGCACTTTCTGCAGCAGCTGTTTCAGACTTCTTTGCAGATTCAGCGCTCGCCTGTGCCTGCTCCATAGCAAATTTAGGATTAGGTCCGGAAACAAGTTTTTTACCAGTTTCGTCCCAATAAAAGCCTTCATTTGGCATAGGTGCCGGAAGTAATGTTGATATTGCTTTATTATCAACATTTAAATACAATGTTCGTCCAAGCATTTCTGCTAATTGCTGAGCTATAAAAATAACATCATCGAACGAATCCTCTATATTCTCTGCAAAAAAAGGTCCCTGATTAACTAACTTCATTAACTGATATAATGGCAGCTCTCGATAAATAGTTATCTTATGACCATCCGGCAATGGATCGCCAGCAGCAGGATAAGTAACAGTTTTTGCTTCTAAGTCAACAGTAAAATTCTCTGTCTCCTTCGCAACACTGTCATCACCAGTAATATATACCTTGATGTATTCCGGATGATCTGTCATCTGAAACGTTATAGGAAATTTAGTCGTCGCACCATTGCCAACATAAATATCCTTAACCGTGGTATTTTGTACTGTCATTTATTTTCACCTCCCTATATCTTAGTCGAAGCGGGCGCATCCTTTACGGTATCGGCATTTAACATATTAGCTATAGTAGTTGCTATCTTTAGCTTTTCATCTAAAGACGTCGCCTTTTTCTGCTCTTCCAACAGCAAATCTATTTGTTCTTGTATAATCGCCTCTTTATTCATAATTTCTCTCCTGTTCTATAATAGGAATCATACCTTTTTCTTTTATGATCGGCATTAGCTGCTTATGTTCAATTTTCAGAGCATTTAGTTTTTCATTCAGGTCTTTAATAGTATTAGCGAAACCTATAACTTGACCGTTTTGGATTACAACAAAATTTTGCATAAAATATACCTCCAATTCCAAATAAAAAAGCGCCTACCGAAGTAAGCGCTTTCTATTAAATTCTAACTAACTTATGATACTATTTTATCATGTCAATATGTCGCCAAGTGTCGCCAAAAATATAACCGCCTCCGCTATCAAACCCAATAACCTTACATTAATATTTTAACTCCGTTTTATAGGCGTTTTGTCGGAAACTTTTTTAAATTTTTAATAACCCACAGGAGCAGGAATTAAAGTGAGTTTCGTATTGATGATATCAAGTGCATCACACGATATTTTAATTCCTATGTCTTTTATTGTTGTGGCAAAACATTGAGATTTTTCTGGCGTATTACAGCAGTTATACAGCTTTAAAACTTCATGTAGAGCAATCAGTTTGCCTTCTAAATCCTTTATCTTCTTCTGCAGCTCTGTATTCATAGGTGCATTAACAAGCATAGGTCTTTGCGGCTCATACGACGATTTTACTGGGAACAATTCAGCAGGTGTAAATTTTTGCTTTCTAGCTTCGTATATCTTTCTAACCCCACTTTCAGTAAGTAATATTAAAGCAGCGGTTGTACGATTTGTGTTATTCTCTCTGCGGAACTCAAACAAATCACGTCCACGTAAGAAATAAAAATCTACGCCCTCTGTCATAAACCAAGGTCTGCGAATATAATTTTGAATCGACGATGCATCAACATTGAAGATCATGGCTATATCTAACTTAGTTAATACCGGTACGCCTTTCCAATATTTTACTGCAGGCTTATATGGCTCCTCAATAAGCGTTTGCTGTAAAGGCTTTTTATTGAGCTGTTCCTCCATTTCATGGAACCGGTTGATATAAGATGCAGTAAACGACGACCCTTTACGACCGGTTTGTTTATGAGCTAAAAACTCACAGCCTTTCTTGGTTATTTGATAGCTCTTTAGTGTGCGTCCAATCTTATCTTTATAGGTTGATTCTTTGAAAAATTCATTGAGACCAATTTTGGACTGAATGAGATATTGAGCGTAAACACTTATATCCCTTAATAAATGTTTATGTTCCTTTTCAAGCATTACTGCTACTTCACGGCTGTCTAAAGTTAAACTTTTGATATTATTCATGCTGACTACTCCTTTCGCTTGAAAGAAGTCGCCCTCTGTGATAGACTATTTCACAGAGGGAAACCTCTGGTGTAAGACGTTGCTCCTGTTTTGACCGACTGGGCAGCGTCTTATTTTTTGTCTTCCAAAAGTAAATGTATCCCTTGACGAATAGCTTCACCTTTAGTTATATTGTTTTTCAGACAATATAACAATAAACGTTGTTCTGTCTTTTCATCAATTCTTATACTATACTTTATCCTTTTGGGATTATCTACTTTTGGTCTACCTGTTCTGGGGCTCATAATTTCACCTCGCTTTATGCCACACGTTTATTATATGTTTATGAGTGGCATAAAGTCAAGTATTATTTTCAATAATTTAATATTGTGTTATAATTGTGAAAAAGTTAGGGATGGAGTTATTATGAAAGATTATTATGAATTATTAGAAGTGCATCCTAATGCTTCTCAAGAAATCATAAAAAAAGCATATGCAACACTAGCAAAAAAATATCATCCAGATACTACGAAATTCGATAAAGACTTTGCAAAAAATAAAATGGCAGAAATAAATGAGGCATACGAAATTTTATCCAATGCTCAAAAACGCTCTGATTATGACAATATCTATAAAAATTCAAAAACACATCAACCCCAAAATAACACTGTTAACGAGCAAACAGAGAAAAAACCAAGAGTTAATATACCTCCCAAAAAAAATATTTTAATCATCGTATTCATTATAACTATATTGATTATAGGGTATTTAACCACTTCCCTCTCTCCAAAAATAAAATATGCTCCTGCAACAAATGAATATCTAAAAGATCCTATAGTAATTTCTTTTCTTCCATACAATCCGGGGAAAGCACTGGACTATATTAAAGATTTTTATGGAGAATTAACGCCAGATCAAAAGATAAAATTTAATGATTTAGTCAAAACCTTAAAAGAAAAAAATTTAAACGATATTAATAACCAGCCAATACAAATTCCTTCAAATAAACCATCAATATATGCTGTTGCTGGCAATACAAATAAAATGACTTCTTCTATCAAACCATTACAGAAAGAATTGAGTGACCCTAATTTCTTTGACATAGAAAAAGAATATACAATTTTTGGTAGAACATTAGAAAACAATAAAAAATTATATAATTCTAAAGGTGCTATGTATGAAGTAATTACAAATGATTTACATTTAAGAAGAACACCTAGTGTAAGCGGAGAAATATTAGAAACATTAAACAAAGGTGATATGTTGAAACCAGATACCTCCAAAGATTTATTTAATGTAAACTTTGATAATTATAATTGGTGTAGAGTTATATTAGAAAATGGCAAATTAGGATGGGTATCCACAAAATATTTGAAACTCAAATGTTAATTTATAAATGTGATATAATTGTGAAAAACGTAAGAAGGAATATTATGAAAAGAATTATTACTTTATTTATAATATTTTTATCCATATTTATCTTTGGATGCACCACTGAAAAAAAGCAAAATAATAATATATCTCAAAGTAATATACACACTCCCTCGACCCTTGTTGTTGATCCATATAGCACATCAAAGTTTGCAAGCTTAAATTTTGGTGATTCATTAGAAAAAATTAAAACCTTACCCAACTTAATATATTATGATACATATCCCAACAGTCTTATAAAATCTCCAAAACATAAAAGTTATTTGTTTCAAACAAATGCAAATTCTTATTATAATATACCGTTGATATACGATGCGCCTTTATTAGAGCTCTCTTTCTTTGATAATAAATTGTATAAGATAACAGCTAGATTGGATGTAAAAGACGAAAAAGATGGATTAGAAAAATTTGAAAAAATAAAAAAAGAAATCAGCAAAATATATGGAAAAGGTAAAAATACCTCAAACCAATTCCTTAAAACTTTTTCTTTGGATATAAATAATACTCATTTTTCAATTATGTTCATTTCAAGACCACCAGTAATAACCAAAAACTTGGGCAGTTCGCCATTTGACTTATTAGTTGAATCTTGGGATAGAGATTTACACGAAACCTTTTTAGATGATGATTTTAAATATTTTGAAGCTTCTAATGACAAAGAAGCGAAAATATAACCCCCTCAAATTTGAGGGGGTATTTTTATTTTACCGTTCTTTCTTCGTCCGGCGCCTAAAGATGTCGCCAACTTCCGGCTCCATACCATTGAACAAGATATCATATCCGTTAAAGAATAATTTGTTTAACTGTGCAGGTACGCCTAATGCTGTTCCAACAAAAGTCGCAGTAGGTTCAATCAATTCATCATAATCTGCTTTTTTCTGCCAAACCTTTTGCACCTTACCGGCCGCACGTTCCATTTGCTCTATCGTGCCTTGCACTGCAGTCATTCTATAGCCGTAGGTCTGCATACCTAAAGCCCTGCTCCAGATAGCATTACCAACCTGCCCAACTGGTCCGGCTAAGCTCATAGGGTAAGTAAGTATTTCTTTTGATATTTTTTTATATTCGTCCTTACCTTCTTCAAATGGATCTTCGGCTGACAGCATCAAGTTTATAAAAGCAAACATTATAAACTTGGCCCCCACAAACGAAATAAGACGCATTATGTCTTTTTCTTTCAGGAAGATATTATATTCTCTTGCCCATTGGTTATACTGTGTGTTAAAGAAGCCCTGGAAAGTAGTAAACAGTTTAAGCATAGGACCACCACGTAAAAGCGGTGCAACCTCCGTAACTCTGCTGCTGCCAAGTGTACGTCTAATAACCGTATTGGCAAAATCAACAGCTTCTGTTTCGCCTGCACCAGCCCTGATTTTCTTGCCATATGCCTGCATCCATACAGGAATAGCCGAAAGATTATCCGTAGCGACCAGTAACCTTGTGCCAAATTCAACAGCTTTCTTTTCTACAGGGTTCAGGCTTTCCATTTCTTTCATATCCCGCAGGGAAATATCAGGAAGCACGGCCCTTTCTTTCATCCAAGGAGATTTACTATAAACAAATTCCTTAGCCGATTTATACCCCTCTGCAAGCTGCATATTCATACTGTAATTACTAACAGCAGCAACGACATCACTATATCCAAAACCATCTACAGCATTCCCATAAAGCAAAGGGTTACCCAAGTTCTGAACAGCAGTTTTAAGGTTAAGCATAATAGCAGCATTTACAGTACGAGCTCTAAGCCAGTTAGCAACACTGCCCATCCAACTTTCACCAACAGAACCGCTGTTAGTACCTTGAGGATTTGCCGCACGTTCAAGATATTCTTTAAAGGCAGCGAAATCGGCCAGGCCTAACTTTTCTTTTATCAGCGTATACATTTCCTGATCGTTCATAATTTTGCGGAAATCGCCCATAACTTCACGGAAACACAGATCATGTATTGCATCCATAGCAACATTAAACTCTGCTCCACGCTTTAGATTAACAGGATATTTAGCCTTAACACGCTCTTTCAAATGGCCTCTTCTGGTACTCATCGTTCTAATATTGCGGCCTTGTCTGGGGTCAGTATCAGAAATAACTTCTTGCCCAGCGTGTTTAGAACCAGTATCACCGTCACGCATCAGCGGGAAATAACCGCCACGCATAACAACAGTCTTGCCGTCTGCTAACGTCAACTCTACAGGAGACGCTTCCACTTTTTTTGGACTAAATCCTGTCCAACGAGTTTCAAGCGCTTCCATTTCAGACCAGTACAGCTCTGCAATGTCTATCTTAGCCTGTGCGTATTTTATATCCGCTTCAGTAAGATTGCGCCCTAAGAAGTCAAGCAAATTAATTTTAGTCTGCACGATATCTCCATCTACCCATAAGGCAGAATTTTCAAAACCTACTGGTCTAGTGCTGCACAATACTCTGGCACTGCTCTCGTTGCCTAAGTTCATAAGCATTTTTACTAAAACGTGCTTATCTACGGAAGCACCTAACTCGTCATATTTTTCCTGATAATCGGCCGCCTTTTCTGCAGCTTTATCCGGCAGCCACTCCCTGTAAGCCTGCGCTGTTTTTTCTTCATATTCTAAAATTTTTCTTGTTTCATTATCGGCTGCTTCACGAATAGCGGCGCCAAAATGTTTACTGAAAAATCCATACTGCCAATCGTCCATCATTTCAAAAAGATTGTCCGTACTACGTAAAGACGCTTTTAGTTTCTCCATTACTGTAGGCTGCTGTGTTACGCCAACCTGCGGATTCCAGATAGTTTTCAGTTTATTAAGTGTTTCCTGTGCTTCAACTTTAAATTCAGCATAGGTAACGCCTTTCTGTAAGGCATTGATATTCATTTCCTGCTTAGCAATAGCTTTGATATTTTTAAGTGCATTTACTACATCTTCAAGTTGGCTTGCAGTCATGCGTTCCCGGGGGTTTGTAATGCTAACATCCTCATCCATTATCCAATCGGCAACTGCAACATTATCATAAAGATCGTCCATATCATTCAGATATTCTGATAAAGTTTCTGTTTTCTTAAAACCAGAATAATCTTTACGTTTATAGCCAAATCTTTCCATAATTGCTGCGGCTTGGATGAAGTTTCTTTCATTACCCCAAGTTTCCTTTTTAGCTTTTGCCTGCTTTCTGAAATAGTTCTGCCACTTAACATACTGATTGCGCAATCTTACACTTTCAACAACACAAGCGTGATTAAATGCCTGGACATTTTTATATCGGACCGCAGTAGAATAATCATCATTTTCCAACGCTACAGCAGCTTTTGCTGCAGCATTTCTTTCTGCAGTAATATACTTTTGAGTATTCAAAGCCTCCTTTAATTTTACTCTATTCTGCAGGTCCATCTGCGCTTGAATTTTAGCTGTTTGTCTACGTGCAACAGCAAGCTTTCTAAGTGTTTCAGCATCACGCTGTCCTTTTAATAAGCCCTGCGCTTTATCCTCAATAAGCTGAGCTTCAGTGTTTATCAAAAGACCGCTCTCGTCATTATACATAGCGTCACGCGCAGCCTCCTCAGCAAGCCCACGCTCTTTATAAATATCAGGGAAAGCATCCTGTACCATTTCATCAATATGCCTATTAACAGCACCAGTAAAAGATGGTTCAGATATAATAGTTTTTGCCAGCTCATCACCAGAAGTAAAACCATTAGCTTCAGCAATCATATCAAAAGTTGCCATTTTACTTTCATCAAAATTGCCTTCTAAATATCTATTAGCTACGCCTTTAGCTGTTTTCAAATCAGATGCAATATCAAGTATCTGCTCCGAAGCCATATATAACGGCTGTTTTGCAATCGCTTCTTTGACCTGCGGCTCTACATCTTCACGATATTTTTGAATTCGGTCTTTACGCTCCTGATTGAAATTAACAAGACTTTCTTTTGTTAACATCTGCACTGCCTTATCGTGAGCTTTAGCAGCAAAATTGCGTAACATTTGCTTACGTGGTTCAGAAAGCGCATCTAATACAACATCTGGCAACGCAGAAAAATAACCGTCAATACGTTCCATCTCTGCAATTTGATCTTCACTTGCCAACATACGGTCGAACACTTGTCTTATCTCATCGTTGATAGGAACAGCATTTTTGTTACGCCTATCTGAAAAGACTGCATCATAAATAGCCAGCAGCCATTTTTTAAACCTATTAAAGACAGGCTGCAATTCTTTTGACGGAGCCTTCCCTTCCATCATATAAGTCTCGGCAGCTTCTGCCCAACGTTCATGCGCAGCTGTTTTTTCTTCCTGTGACAAGCTATCCCAGTCTTTATTGACATCAGCATAATCAAGCATAGTCTGACGATCTTTTTTCATCTGTTCTGTAGCATTAGGAAGTGCTCCTTCACGCATAAGATTTTCAATGAAGTAATGACCTACAGCTTCATGAATTACCGTGCTCATATCGGCACCTTCAAACAGGTTAATAATTGCTTTACCTTCTGCGTCCCAGGTAATAGCGCCTTTTTTATCGTTGTTGACTTTCTGATTGTAACTGTTGATTATCTTTATTGCCTGATCATCGAATACTACAAAACATCGTCCGTCTTTCAATCCATGATATGAAATCCCCTCTATTCCATATTTGTTTAATGTTTCTGATGCTTTACGACCAACGCTGCTGACTGCTTTATACAGTTTTCTGCCTGTAGCATTATTAGCTATTGCTTGTGCAAGATTTACATTTTCTTCTACTTTACTAATAGCAACCAACTTTTCCTTCACGAAATCAGATTGTTCAGAAAAAGCTTTTTGCTCATCTAACATTACTTCCTTTTCTGGTATGTCAACTTCAAAAACCGAGCCGGGAGAACGTACCTCTACCTTACTTGTGTCTATACTTTCCAGTAACTTAATATCTTGTAAATTCCTATCGTTTGACTTGATAAACGGCTCTATATGCGCCCTTAGTCGCCGTAATACATCAGAAATGTTTGCACGTCTCCCAGCAGCTTTAGCTTCTTGTGTTGCAGATTTAGCAAGAGTTTCAAATATATCCTTTTCGTCGCTGGGCACTTCTTTTAAAAATTTGGTTATTGATATTTTTGGATTGTCTTCAATTTTATTTATCTGCTCCTGAAGTATAGATATCAACTTATCTATCCTTTTATTGTCGCGAGAATAAGCTTCAATACTGCGAGCAATAGAAGACTGCAAATCTATTTTTTTACCAGATGCCATTTCATACAATTCTGGGCCACTAAGAGATCTAGATAATATATTTGTTATTTTCTCATCAATCTTACCATCATAGACAACTGTATATGGGCTACTACTTTTAGTTAGCTTACGTCTATACTCTGCGGCTACTTCCTTATTCTCGGCAAAGTACAGTCCCCAGCCGTGCGCCTGCGCACCTAGACCTGTACCTATAGCACCCAAATCAAACTTTTCAAATTTATGCGGGCTTCCGTGAAAAGCGGCTTGGTAGTATCCCTGCATTTCTTCACGTCTCTTGCGTAGCGCATTTTCATCTGGTATACTATTATTAAGAAGACTGTCAAGGTCGGTTATTCTGCTAGCGGAATCGCTGCTAGGAGAAGGTAGCCACTTGGCAGTCTTTTCTTTATTTACATATGATACTCTACCTTTTTTTAGATTATGTTCTATAAACCAGTTATAATCTGTACCACTTTCTCCACCTTTACCGTAAGCACTCGCAATTGCATTAACTTTATACCAACTACGTTCTACGTCAAGTTCTAAAGGAACAATAATAGTAGACCCCTGCTTATCCTTTAAATCAAGCACTACAATCTTACGACCGGCATAAGAATCCAATATCATCATTGGATCGGCCATTGCACGAGGAATTTGTTTCAACAGTTCTGGTGTCATACCGTCAGAATGTCCATCAAATATATGTTTTATTTTGCTGCCATCAATAGTTACAGGCAAAATTTTACCGCCTGCAAGTCCCAATGCAAGCGGTGTCGTCATAACATTATAGGTTTTGGTATCGTTTATTTTTCCTGCAGTATACTCATCTACAATGCCGGCAAAATTATTTTCATCCTCAAGCAATTTTTCACTAGCGCTTTTAGTTTGCATATACCGACCGTCAGGAGTGCTGACTACACGCTTGAAGCTTACAGGGTGATCTCTGAAATATTGCATAGGGTCATCAGGATTAGCGATCATTGCACGACTTGTTAAAATAGCCAGGACATCACCAGTTTCTTTTTGATTTAGTCCCACTTCAGTCAATTCATTTCTAAAAGTATCAACTGTAGTTCTAAATTCCTCGTCGTTCTCCAACGCTTTTTTATAAGCGCTTTGGAGAGCTTTTTTATTTCTTGCACGTTCTTCTGTATATCCGCCCTGCTCAAATGCTACGCTATTACTTACAGCCTGAAAAAAGCCAGGATTTTGAGCCTCTGCTACGCAATACGTACCCATTGGCATTTCAATATCCTCACCGCGAACGGCAGCTGCCTGCAATTCAGAAGCCTCTATCCCGAAAGTATCTTTTACATCCAGATTAGGATTTTCCTGCGCGTATGTAAAAAGGGTTTCAGCATCTACATAAGCCTTTTCTTCAGTGGTTTGATTCAACACTAATTTACTGGCAGTAATATCTACATCCTTACTGTTTTTCATTGCTTCTGCAGTACGCACTGCCTGTTCCTGAATCGCACGGTTAGCATTACGCTCTACAGCAACACTAACAGAGCCGCCAAGCCCACCGAATACTGCTCCTATAGCACCAGAATAAGCGCCTCTTTTAGTAATCTCACCAAACTCCTGATAAAATTTAAGTATTTGCTCCTGAGTAGAAAGATTCTCATTTTTAGCCCATATTTCAGCAGCCGCATCCGGGTATTCTTGAATCCATTCAGTAATACCTTCTGTCAATGCAGTTTTAAAAACCTCTTTAGCCTTCCCACCCATAGTTGCTATTTTAGCGGCTCTTGCTCCTGCTCCCATAACTTTGCCCAAACCAACTTTTTCAAGAGCAGACTGTGCAACAGCATTTAACGATGCCGCAGCTCTGGCTCTGTCATTAGATACACCAGCTTCAGTAAGGTCTAAATATTGACCGCCTGCAATCTGGCTACCCATAAAAGCCGCCGCACTCCAACCGCCAGTGCTAATTGCTACGCCGACCTGTGCCGCTAATTGTGGCGCATTCTGCAGTAAATCGTAATAAAACTGTCCTGCTGCAGTTTCTTCCTTTACTTCTTCTGGCTGAAATATCTCACTGCCGCCAATGCGTTTAGCTTCTGTGCCAATTGTTTTTAATTTTTCACCGCCAACAGCATACAAAAGCCGTCCTATCGTATCTGCACTAAACACTTTAGATTCCGTGGTCAGTTCAACATCTTTTTTGTCTGCTCCTAAATCAGCCAAGAGCGCAACTGCACCATAACCACTACGAGCAACATTCTTAAAGCCATTTTTCAGTGCTGTAATGCTTTTCCAGTTATTCTCTTGTTCGCCCCAAAATTCTGCAGCTTTAGTGCCGGCAATGCTCATAAGCACCGGGTCTTTTAACGCCTCTGCTGTTCTTGGTGCTATCCTCTCATATTTATTCCAGTCATAATCAAAGTTTTTAGGTAAATAATAATCGGGATTACGAGCGGCCATTTGAAGCGATATATTATTTGCATTAGCCCCCTGTAACGCTTTAGTCTTTAAGTCGTCTGGTATAAACTTTCCTGCTGCTGCTACATCATACAATATAGACCTTGCCATATTATCACTCCTCGTTAATTTCTCCTCTTAATGCTGCTAAGTGACGCTGTTTTATAGCTTCTAGAGTATCACTAAAACTCATTGCCGCTAAACCAGTACGCTCACTGGCTCCCCAATCGCTAAACCATGGAGTGCTTTCATTTTGCTGTACTACTGTTTCACTCTGCTGCGGAATATCCAGCAAATGTGGCGCTGCATCTACACCATCACGAACTGCCATAGCCGCAATTTGTTTATTGAGCTCTTGAATATCCATCGGACTATTATAAACAGTCGCATATTGAAGTGCCGAAATCTGGTATTTATCGTTCGGATTTATGGATTCAAAGATTGTTTTTGCCTGTCCCAAATCAATATTATTGCCGTTCTGTATCTGATAAGCATCTATATAAGGATAAATCTTAGGAGATAGACTGCTCTTTAACGAACCCCATTCACGCTGTTTGCTATTATAATTTTTAAAAATAGCTTTATTCTGCAAAATTCCCGGTTTATCCTTTGTCCCATACAATACACCATATCCAGCGTCGTATCTTTTCTGAGGATCAGTTTTATCTTCTATTGCATTATCCAAGTAAATTTGAGCTTCTCCTCTTTCCACCGGATCAGAAAGCGCTTCATTGATTATAGTAGTTAACTGTTTATCTACATCCTTATTTCTCGGATCTTGATTTCTAGCAAAAGCAAGCAATCTGCTTCTATCAGCTTCGCCTAAGACTGTTGCGTTTTGATTGATTAAAGATACTGCTTCTGCTGGCGTTACAGTACTATTTGTAATAGCATCTTTAATTTCTTTGTAAATACCGCTATTAGATACAGCGGCAGCAGCTTTCGTCTGTATCCCTATTAAATCATCGCCGAATTTTAATAATGTTCTTTCTATCTCTGCATCTCCACCGGAAGCACTAAAAACCATATTTCGCATATCCTGCGAATCAATAATACCTGTTTTAAAATTGTCCCATAATCTTTGTTCTATATTTTTTATGATCATATTTTGTTGGTTAGCCTTAATAGCTTTATTGATATTTGCCTCTTGAATATAAGTGTTCCAAGCTTTCTGTCGATCTTCTAATGTAGGCGCAGCACTTATAGGATGGGCAAAACCCAATACTTTGTAATGATCTAAATCAAGTTTTGCTGTTCCGTGCGAACCAGCTTGAATAACTTTGCCTGTAGATTTTTCATAAAGTCCAACATGATCACTGTCATCATTACCTTCCCAGTCCCAATAAACAATATCACCATCTCTAAGCTGATTCCGTTGAGTAAAAAATACTCCATTGTCCTTTGCATCTTCCATATTGGTTGGCGCCCACGTATTCCCTTCCTTAGCTCCTCCCGCTTTCAACCAACGATTAATGCTTACAGTACACTGATTTTCACCAAAATTCTTACCTATATCGCCATTGGCTGCTTTCAAAATTGCATTTGTATCTATTGCATTAGAAAAATTATCGCCAAAGATATAATCACGTGCAGCGCTTTCATCTTCACCAAAAGTAGCATAAAGGCTCTGTCCCATTTTAAATTGTCGTTCTTCTTGTTTACGAGCATAAACATTTTTGGCATAGGCACTCGTTACTCCCGGATCCATATAAGGCCCATATTTTTCAACATAAGCTTCGGCAGTATTTATATCACCATTAGCATAACTTCTGTCTATCAAAGCCTGCCCCAATACGCCAGTCCATTTTCTATACTCTAAATCAAGTCTTTCTCTTCCATATGTTCCGTATCTGGAATTTATGGCGTAATCAATTTCTTTTTGTACATCGGCTATAACGGCAGGGTCATTAGGAGATAAAACAGCTTTTTGAACAGAACTATTTATAGAATTAGCAAAAGTAGTATTCTGCCAAGCTTCAAACTGCTGCGCTCTATATTGCCCCAAAACCCTGCGATTAGCATTATCAGTTTGCTGTGCACTGTAATCAAAGAGCATAGCGCCCTTGCCATAACGAACGCTTTGAGGACTTTGAGCCATAAGCTCGCTGCGGATCTTTCTTTCTCCGGCTTCATATTCGCTGACAATATCCAGCGCTCCTTTTTCTTTCTTCTGCATCAGCTGCATTCTAAGTTCATTAGTACGTTTAACATACTCATTATTGGTCTGCAGAACGTCCGTTCTTATAATCTGCTCTCTTACATGTTCAACACCAGCCTGAATAATTCTACCGGTCTGAGCAGATTCCCTGGCAACAGCCTGCTGCCCGCTGTTATCATAACGTACATTAGATACTTTACTTGCCGGCGCTCCTAACTGCGCACCTACTTGAAATATATCGATTGCCATATTCTAGCCTCCTTTTGGGTATAGAAAAAGCGCTTTAACAAATTGTTAAGCGCTTAAAGGTGTGTTATAATGTTGTCCGAGATAGTTTGATAGTCGGATTCTCTCCCTGTCAAGGGAGGTGATAGCATGACTGTATACGAAGCCTTATCTTTGATGGTAACCTTTGGTACACTCGTTGCTATCATTTTGTCTAATCGAAAGTAATTTTACTTACATAAGACAAAAGACCAACTAATGGTGTAGTCGGCCTTTTCTTCAAGTCTATACTTTTCAGGAGAGAGCTGACACGCCAATATCAAGCTATCTCTTTTCGTTTATTATATAATACAGTCCGAATTAATGCAAGCACAGTCCGAATTTCTTAACTATGCTTTCTCACTTTAAAAGTAAGTTTTCTTCTTCATCGGGAAATAACTGTAATTGCCTTGTCTATATCCCGTTCCACTACTGTTGAATTGATATGTAGCACCTGTAGTTACACTGGGACTTGAAGCACTAGAAGAAGCACCTTGCTTTCCTGCACTCTTAGGACTGTATAAACTACCTGCAAGGGATAACCCACTCATAAGCATATTATTCATAAATGCACGCTTGCCGGCTTTACGGTAATTGCGTGCATTTTGATTATAGATATCACGTTGATTAACAAGATCGGTAGATTGCTGAAAAATATTTTCCACTCCTTGCCTTGAGTTATAACGTTCAATAGCAAGTTCTGTCTCCATATTGTATGCACTGTCAGCTAAAGCACTGGCCGCACTGCCAGAAGCCGCTATACCAGACGCACCTATATTGGTTCTTTGCTGGCTAAGCATAGCGTTCATACGACGGCGTTTATTTTCCTCGTTAATGGTATTTGACTTGGATTGCTCTTCAGCCTGTGCCTGCAGCTTATCTGCGTTTTGATCAGCTATCTGTGCATTTACCTCAGCTTGCTGTGCAGCAGCGTTATATTGCTGCTGCTGTGCTCTACCAGTAATAAAGCCACCTAATAGAGTGGCACCTATTGTTGCTGCTACGCCCATTATTCATCATCCTTTCTAAATTCAAAAAAATGGTGTGGCAGACCGTAAATACCATATGGTTCCGGTTCATGTATTTTTGCACCCAGCCATTTAAGCCAGCGGATGATCTCATCATTTCCAACGTTGACCCAGTTATACAGCCTGCTATATCTTTCCAAAAGCCCTTTTACAGCCTTTTTAGTATACCGTCCGACAAATACCCTATGATTATCCATTTCTCGCGTCATAAGCAGCCATACGCGCACATCGTCGCTCATAATAGACGGTTTTCTAACTCCGTATACTGCAGCCGGTACTCCATCGATTCTAAGGCATCCGACCTCGACGCTGTGCTCTATCCCACCCAATATATCATCTAAAGCATTATTACCAATAGCACAAAACAGTTCTTTACGGTTATTATCTTTTAAATTTGCTGCTATGTAGACTGCATCTGCTCTTGTCGGTATTGTAAATTCGTATTTCGTCATAATACATCTTACCCTTCTATTTCTGGTATCAGCGACAAGACTGTCATAGGCAGAGGATCAGGTTGTTTAATTATTACCTGCTGTGTTTCTGACCAGCTTGCTGATTTAACGACAATTTTCACTTTTTCTGTTTTTAACGCTATTGGCTCCCCGTAAGCTTCGTTACTTCTCCATTTAATCTCATCGAGAGCATCATCTCGCATTCCATATACTCCGCCGCGGCTATCCTTAAGCATTGCGATAAAGCTAGCGATTCGCTTCTTACGACTTAGATATGTACCGTCCTGCGCTGTAAAATCTATAGGCAAAGTTTTTATTTCTGCATCAATAGGCAGCCCTACATGAACTTTCTTGTATTTGTTACCAAGAACAACCTTGCCATTTTCAACTGTTTGTTGGGGTAGCACATTCCCATCAGCCAATATCGCCACAGTATACCCTTCTAAATGCTCAAGTCCAGATATTTCATCGGTCGGTTCTCCTTCATAAGTTATTCCACTATCGACGAAGAACTGATCCTCTACATTAGTACTTTTATCGCGATTTGACATTATCTCAACATAGTACTTACCGGCACGCTCTATAACTGCATATAAAGTATCCTCTGTTTTGCCGCTAATACTACAAACATTTATAAACTTCCCACTTGATATGGAGTGTTGATGCCAAGCATAAATATCTTGTTCTTTAAGATAAGTTAGCCCCAGAAGCAGTCCGTCATCACGTACGCACCAAATAATACTGTTAGGTATTTGCTGATATGTCATAGAGATTATCTTATGTCCTTCAAACAGATGTGCTGCTAAAAGATTTAAATCGTCGCCTGTGTATTTGTCCACATCATAACTGTATGCTAAGTCCCTGATTATATTTCCTTGTTGCTGAACATATACAATGCGGCTGCCAACCGTCACAGGATTAACATCTGATACCCCTCTGTATTCCTGTGGTTGGCTTAAAACATTACTACCAGTAAGAGGTTTACCACCGCCACTTACCTTATACTCACCGCCAGAAGTTAGAAGAATCATCTCTCCAAATGCAATAATAGCTTTAATACCATTCATTTGCCCACCGTTAAGTGTTCCTGTTACAGCATCTTCATCTAATGCAGGGATATTCACTCCAAAATTATAATAGTCGCCGGTTTTACTAGACCAAAAAGTTTGCGGCATACCTTTGGTTCCCGCAAAAATCAATCTATCTTCATAAAAACCAGTTGCAGCAGGGTAACCTTTTTTATCGTTCCATGCAGCAAAAGAAAAATCTTTTGTGCTGCTGGTGGAAGCTAATTGTTTTTTTACCGTTCCATTCACTACTGTAGGGCTAATATATTCAGTAATCAATACATAACCTGTATAATCACCACCAATACTTTGTATTGTTATATAGCCTCTTTGCTTTTCATTTTCACCATCCCAAACGCCTGTATTGAATTCATTAGAGGTAACTCTATAACTGACAATACTTTCAGATGTATTTTCTTCTGTAAAATTATAATTTTGACTTCTATTTCCGCTTTGAGTTCTAATATTTGTCCATTTATCAGACGCTTCGTCATATTTTTCTAAATTAAAACTACCATCCCAAAAACCAAAACTTTCTACATAGACAGAAGATTTTGGAAGCACATTAACCTGCAAATTACTTCCTGAACTATTAGGTACAGCTTTTTTATAATCAGTAGGTAGAAATTGGGTGATTGCAAATAAACTTCCTACATCTTCCTGCGAAAAAATATTTGATGTAGCAGTTATTGTTACATTCCCACTAACAGCTGAAGCAGATACATCTACTTTATTTGTTGCATTCCGAAAATTAAAAGCATCATCAAACGGTCCACCAGTAATATCCATTCTTTCAAAACGCCAGTCCAACTCTCCATATCTCGTAAGCGTCATAGGCGCATGTTCCGGATGAACTATAAAAAGCACGTCAGCACTCTGCGTATATTTTATTTTTGCAGCATCTTCTAAATCTTTGTCCACAAAGAAATTATCTATACTGTATGGTGATCCATTATCATCTCTAACAATATCACCATCTTTATAAAACCGGCATCTGCCGGCTGTAATTTCGACAATATAATTTTGGTCTGTACTATACATAAATGGTATTAGCACAGCCTTTTTATTATTATAAGTCTGCGCTATAAATTTAAACCCGGGTCTATTAGCAGCACCGCCATAGCGTAGAACTAAGAAATTTCTTAACGTAGCAGCTCCGCTATCATATTTAGCAATGTCTGTACGTCCATACATTGACGGCGACAATTCACCGCCGGCAAAACTTGACTTTAATTGATAGAGTGCCATAATTATGCCCCCGTAAATCTTGCCGCCGCTAATCTATCAACATGCGGGTCCAGCAAATTCTCTTCATCTGCATCTGCTGCGCTTGCTTCCGAAAAATATGCATTGTATGCCTGAATGCACATTTGGGCCAAATCCAATTTACCTGTCAGCGCGTAAGCAATCTCTGCTGCTAATTTCCAACTAAACGCTTCTACAAATTGAGCGTCATATAAATCTGCATCAGTAACATCTACTGTATATTCAATCCATGCATTACCAACGTTTGTATAAATAGTTTTCCCCTGCTTATCAGAAACAATTTTGTACTGATTGTCTCTAGGAAGTCCGCAGAACTGCTCATTGTACATCATTCTCAAGCACACTGCATCAGCAGGATACCGATATGCGTATTTCCAGTTGGGAGGAACATCGGCAAGCGCGGCAAGCTGCACGCTTCTTGTTGCAAATGTCCACGGAAATTTTCTCAAAACCGCCTGCCTGACATAATCATAGCAACGCCGGCACACTCGTGCTGGTTCGCTTGCTTCGTCAAGCCGCTCTATTGTAGCTACGCCTATATGATTAAGAGCAATATTACAAATCTCAACTTTATCCATACTTTCACCACCTGTTATAGAGAAAGCCGGAGGCATATGCCCCCGGCTATTCTTATTCTTGAGCCAGTGCCACTAATTCACTAATAATAGTTTCCCTGGATTTCTGACTTGTTTTGATTCCCTGTTCTTTGGCCAATTCTTTTAAATCATTAAAGTTCATTGCTTCATATTGCAGATAACGCGGATCATCATGATGGAGAGCTGTTATAGCCGACACGTTAAGTTTCACGAAGTGTTCCGGAACTTTAATGTTATCAGCAAGGGTTACAATTTCATCTCTCCTATACATACGACCCAAAGTAAAACAATTACGCTTTACTTTATAAGTAGCCATTATAAAGTTACCTGGACGCCATCAGTCATATAAGCAAAGACTTTACCGCCTGCAGCATCTTCTGCTGTATAAACCAATCTAATATAACGGTTGCCATATTTGATCGGAGAAAAGAATTGCGCCACTGTACAAGCCCTAGTTTGAACCAAAGAATCTGGTACACTTACTTCTACTTCATCGGCAGGACTGCTAAAGTCTTCCGTAGCAGAAGATTGTACTTTTACCTTGGTGATCTTGCCAGCAGTCATTGGTGTGGTCAATTTTACATCAAAATACAGCGGATGCATAAAGCCACCTGTACTACCTAAATCAATAACATTACTGTTTGCACTAGTACCGGTAACGGCCTGATTTTCAGACAGTAATAATTGCGCATCAATACGTGCCATTATTATTTCCTCCCTTTTAAACGAGTTTAGATTCAGTATTCAGAATAGCTGCACAACGCTGGAACGGAACGCCCCAGAAATTAACAACAGGTTTTCCTTCAACCGTATCAATAGAAAGCATAGTGTTTTTGTCATTACGAGCAGCTTTAGCCATGAACGCCTCAAACTGCTTATTGCAGAAAATTTGCAAATTAACATTATCAGGATTTTCAATCTGATAATAACCTTCAATCATTTTGTCGAAGATCTTCGTAGTAGAAGGATCTGTCAAATCAATGTTAGCTAAACGCACAACATAACGAGGATCTTTTACAGCAAGTCCCATAGACCAGTTATACTTATTGGTATGAGCAAAGAACGTTTCACCTTTATCATTTGTTACTTTTTGTAGCCCCATGTATTTATGGGTGAAACCGGCAGTATCGCCCTCAGGGAACAATCCATAAACCTGCTGTTCACCGAAACCAACAAACCATGCAGAAGTCAGATTATCACCAGTGCCGCCGCAGTCAATGATTTGATCTGCCCAAATCTCATCTTGATTGGTCTTACTGTAATAATACGCACCCAGACCTGTAAAGCCGGCAGGATTAATCTTTTCATCACCATAGAACAGTGTAGAAGCCATCTCTTGGTTCATTGCTTCAAGAAATGCAGCATTCTCACTCATCATCCAAGAAGCCTGCATATTGTTTTTACGTGCCAACTTCTCATCAATTTCGGCCAGTGCTTCCATCTCGCCGCATGTAAAAGATACCTGTTTCGTTTTAGACTTACTCGGTTTAGTGCCGCGGTTGATCATTCTCCATGCTACCTCTGGTAAAGAGTAACGCAGGGTTGCTTCTTCATAGTCCTTAGAGTTACACATTTTGAACGGCATAATTTTTAAAATCTTATTAGTTTTAGTCTGCAGTTCAATAATTCTTTGATACTTTTTGTCGAACCCCTGACGAGAAGCAAAGTCTTGAAGGGTTGCGAAACCTGTCAAATCTGGCATTATTTACCACTCCTTAATATTTTTATTTGAACCCGCCGCCGGGGAAAAACAAATCGGCGTCGGTCGGTTCCTTAGCTTTAGGAGCTTGCCCATCAGGCGGTTGGTCTTCCATAAGCAAGCCTCCAATGTTTTGTAGCATTTTTTGTATTGCCGGATGATGTGCTACACCTGTATTTACAAGTACCTGCATAGCCTCACCACCGCCAAAGGTATTAACAGCCAATTTAGCAGCAGCAATGTTCTCACGAGAAATAAGCCCCTGCTTTTGGCATTCAGCAGTCCAACCGTCTACAATTTCCTCCTGCTTATGCATAACGTCTAAAACGACTTTGCTATGCAAATCAATTAATTTAGATGCCTGCTCCTGCGTAAGCTTTGCCTCTTTAGCAATAGCTGTAAAGTCAGCTTCTAATTCCGGCGTAAGCTCAAGCCCATCCTGAAGCTTAAATTCGTATTTATCAGGAATAACAGCCGGTTCATCAAACACACTCTTAGGTTGGGCCGCAGGATCGATATCACCTGCCGGCGTTGGATCTCCACTCGGTTCAGCTGCCGGAGCAGGTTCTGTTACAAACGGGTCACCGGAAGGAGCAGGTTCACCGCCTCCACCAGCACCATCTGCTTCAAAAAACACTTGTGCAAACTTATTCATGTCTTACCTCCGCTATGTCGTTATCTACTTTAAAAAGGTCATCGTCTTCTAAATCAGGAGGATGTCTAGCGCTCTCCGCTTCATTACGCATCAGCATTTCTAAAGAATGTCCATCGTTCAGCATCCGGATATTCTTTAACAAATCAACACCTACAGCACGTTTACCTGATAAGAAAGCATTGAAGTATGGATCAGATGAAAAAACCGCTGTTTCGACCTCTGTGCTTTCCAAAATGGCATAAATAAAACGCCGTCCGTTCTCGGTCCGCATAATAGCGTCCAAGTCGTCCAGCGCTTGTTGTGCAAGCATATTTGATTCTTTAGTTCTCATTAAATCCCACCTCCCAGCAGTTGATCTAATGCATTGCCGCCATTAGCAGGAGTTTCGCTCATCAATCTAGCTGCATCGGCATAATCTCGAACAGCAGGTGCTGCAGCAGCCATCTGCTCAGCTTGCATTTGTTCTTGCTGTGCCTGAGCACGTTGTTTGCGAATATTCGCAACCTCATTTTCATCACGCACAATCTTTTCTTTTACTCCTGTAGAAGTAGCAAAGCCGCGAACAGCTTCGTCTAAATCGATAATATCTAAAACTTCTGGTTGTGCGGCAGCAAGATTGCCAACAAATCCGACAGTCCTTTCAATAGCTGGTATTTCAACCATCTTCTGAGCTTGGGCAAGAATAGAAATAAAAGACACCTTTAATTCGTTTTTATCAATTTCTTCTGGCATAGGTGGAAATAACCCATGCCTCAAACAAATATCAAAAGTACGAAGTGTCATCGGTTCCAGAACTTCATTATGCATTTGCTCAAGTACCGGCGACAGCATCAAAAGCTTTTCTTCATGTCGCTCTGCAATTTCTCGCGCAGTCATTTGAGGTCCGTCCTGAGATGCAATCATCATAAACAAATCATTATAAAATGTTTCAGATATTGACTGCCTTTTTTCCTGGGACAAAGCCCCGATCCCTTCATACGCTTTTGCCCTTGGGTCTACGAGAGGATATGCCTGCTGCGCCAGTCCATCAGGATAATAATTTTGTCCTCCTGGCATTCTATTAAGCTTTTTCATCGAAGCAGGAAACGCCATCGCAGGGTCTGCTGCATTATCGATAGCTCTAAGTTTGTTCCTTTCAATCTTCTGTAGCTGCATACAGTCACCTAAAGCATTATGTCCTGGACCTGCTCCATATACACTATTGGCAATCAAAGTCCAGCGCGGCATAAGGAATGGGCATTCTCTAAAACCGGATATCTTTAAAAACCTATCGTTTGCACCTTTTTCATAGTGATATGAGCGCCATGGGAAATTACCTAAAGCCAATTTATTAGGATCATAATCATCATTGCGCTCTATCAGCATTTCAACGTCAAAGTATGTCGTTATATTTCCTTCTTTATAGGCTGACTTCACGCTTTCCGATACATTATCTATCCCATATTCTTTTACGATTTGCTCAGCACTCAATCTAAAACGCCTTGCAAATACATAAACCCTGCCTCTTGCATCTACACCGCCTGCATATTCCCCGCAGGTATAAGGCCGCATCCATATGCCGTAGTTATAATCTTCCAGCATCAAAGAGGCGCCTGTGCCGAACTGGGCCATCTCTGCCTCAATCTGCTGCAGCATATTATAAGCATTGCTCTTAGAATAAATGCTGCTCATAATCTCCTGGCAGTCATCGAGCCACATTCTGACTGTATGATAATTAGCTTTTTCTTCGTCTTGCAGACCAAGCTCAAACCACGGTCTTGACGGCGATGTTAACCCACTGTGAATGCCTGCCGCACATTTACCAACAGCTTTTTGAGGGTGAGGGTCTATAAGATACTCGTCACGTCGATGACCTTCTGTACTTTGAATATCCACCTCAAATCGTCCTCGTGTTGGATTGATATACCGGCTAAGCATTTTCCATGTTGGCTCATATTGACTGCGTAACGTGTATAGCTGGGAAATGGTATGTTGTTTTCGCTTTAATCTATCGCTGTCTAGCAGCATATCTTTGATGTTCATAATCATTCTCCCAACAACATTTTCTTAACACTATCCGAAGTAATCTGACCACCAGTTTTGTTTGTATAATTCCTACCACGGGCTTTAGAGAGCTTTTCAAACAGGCTTTGTCGCTCTCCCTCTGTAGCGTTATCAATCGTGGCAGCAGCCGTGCTTCCAGGTGCGCTTTGTTTGATCGGGTCAACACTGCCGCCACCTCCGCCGCCACCATGTAACTGCATTATAATCTTATGCATAGTCTCACCTCCCTTCACATACCGGCAAACGGATCATATGACTGTTGCCTAACATCATCTGCATCAATCGGTGCATATAACGGTCTGGCAAAAGTAAGTACAAATGCATCTGCCAAGTCAGGACTTCTACCAAGCTTTTCTTTTATTTCTTTTTTTGGTTGAAGCATAATTCGAGAAGTTTTATCAGAAAATTTATATTCAACAACGCTTAATTCACTTTTAAATTCAGGAATATCCGGAATAGCACCGCCACTTAACAGCCAATCGCGAGCCTTGAAATACATCTCAGCTCTTATGTTTTCAAACCTACTCTCTTCCATAGCTTTACTGCCGAAAGCGACTTCATAAACATTGTCATAACCAAGTTGCCTTAATCTATCGATTACACCGGCACCCATATTTCCTACATCAATGAATACTACTTCCGGTCTGTAATCCGTAATTGCCAAGATTACTCTGTCAACAACCTCTGTAACATTTAACTCCCTATAAACTCTTGGCTTATTAAGCATTAGCCCCTGACGAGCAAAAATAACAGTACTATCGTCACCATATCTTGCTACATCTACGCCTAAAACAGTTGGCATACCCATAACATCCCTTGAAACCAATGTTCTATGTGCAGCTTCAGTTACAAGATCTATAGGCATTACGACTTCACTAGCAGAAGCAGTAAAGTCACAATAAAGTTCTTGACGAATCTCAGTTTCCGTCATATCTTTCATCATCGACTTAAGCTCTGCTTCATCCAGCACACCACTTTCATCAGCTCTATAAAGACAGGTAAACCAGTCTTCGCTGCGTTGCGCTCTTTGGTATATCTCATAGAACTGATTCTGCCCTTTAGGAGTTCCGATAAAATAAGCGAAGCCCTTGCGGTCAGCTAGCGCCGGCCGTATTACTTCGCCCCATAGCTCAGGCTTTATTTGAGCATATTCATCAAGCACAACGCCGTCCCAATAAGTACCTCGCAGCGCATCAGGCTTATCTGCGCCTATAATATATATCCTTGCCCCAACAGCATTTTTATGCTTTGATGGCAGTTCTATAAACAGATCGCTTTCATTTACCTTTCTGCCGGGAATCGCGCTTGTGTAGTATTTCAAATAGTTCCAGGCAATCATTTTAGCCTGGTTTCTAAACGGCGCTACATATGCGAACTGAGGGCTTATAAGCGTATTTTTGATAGCACTCTTAGTCAGCTCATTTATCATTCCTACAGTCTTACCATAACGTCTGTGAGCTACTATAACGGCAAAGCGATATTTATCAAGTGCAGGATGAATTATGTCTTTCCAAAGAGGTCTTGGTTTGTATGGTATAGTTATTACTTTCAACCGTCATCACCAGCCCAACGAAAAGTGACAGGCTCACCATCTTTACCGCTAACCTCGCGCTTCTCTACAAATGCTGCTATCGATTTACCATATAGCTCAGATGCTTTAAGCCTATTATTCATGCGCTCTTCTTTATCGTCTATAACTTCTAACCAGAACTTTCTTAATTTGCTAAGTTCATCTATGATATTCTTCTGTTCATCTGCAATTTTTTCTTCAGTAACCGTTTGAAGTTCCGTTACCCTGTCAACAATGTGCTGCTTTGTTAACAGTCTTGACGCAGCCTGCCTTGCACTTTTTGCTGAATACCCTGCATCAATGGCTGCCTGTTCCTGTGTTTTACCACCTACAGCCATAAGCCTACAAAACTTCTCCTGTCTTGGATCTTTTAGCGCAGCCATCTGTTATCACCACCTTGCAAATAAAAAAGCACCTACATAAGTAAGTGCTTGGGTTGTTATTATGTTATTTTAGAGCAATTGCTTCAACGAGCGGGCATCCATGCGACCGCCTTTTTTTGTTATTTACATCAACAGGCCAATCTGTTAAAATACATCTTTCGCAATCTACTCTTGGCTGAACATCTGCTTTGAAAGTTGCTCGCAAATCACATTCTTCACAATTGTTTGGCATTTTTCTTCCATGAATTGCTACAACAATATCTTTCTTCAACATATCCACGCCTTTTAGGTCAATCCCCTCAATCTCTGCTCTCACCTCTAAGCAGTAAAGGTACTGTCCCATGTGCGATTTTTGCTTTTTCAGTAATTCAATATCACAAGTAGGCGTAAAGTTTAAAGTGCCCGCTTCATATTTGATGACCATAGCATGAAGCTTTTCATATCGAACCTGAGTCTGCCAATACTCAGCTTTAAACCTATCTTTGTAATCCGCACTATTCATTAAATCAGCTGTATCTTTTAATTCCATTTCGGTTCTCCTCATAATTACATCTCCTTATTCTATATACTAAATTCCAATATATATTACCGTGTTTTATCGGCTTTTTAAGACTAAATTATTTGTGTAAGTTAAGTGGCTATTATTAAGTTATCGATACCACTGAAGTTTGATTTGCATCTTCTATAAAGCGATCCGCGCTCTCTTCCTTTTCTAATTCCACCCACTCGGCAATAGCAAAATCACCATCGCCAGGCACTACTATCAGTGCATCTTGAGGCATTTCCTTGAGCCTTTCTATTAGTTCTTTTACTAACATTTAATCACTCTCCAATAAATATGCCGCTGTATCACCCCAACGGCAGGGCTGGCAGTTGCCGGATTACCCAAACAACACACGCACCTTTAAGCGTGGATAGGTGTTCCCCATCTATGCCGCATTGATACTGCCAGTGCGACTGCTGCAAGTCGCACGGTGGCGCTATGGGTAGTTATCCGCATCAATCATACGATAATTTGCAGCTATCATATGAACTCATACCAGGACTTGAACCTGCGACCGGCGAACGCCATAGCAAATATATAACATACGGTTTATCACTTGCTCGGACAGTGAGCGGATTACTGCGTATGTCTTTGTTGTAAGCCCACTTACTTACAATACTATTTTAACTCATCAAAACAGGTAATATGTCGGAAACTTTTTTTATTTTATCAAACCTTTTTTCAACGCCAAACCAACAGCATCCCTAAGGAACTCTTTGCGAAATTCATAACAAGTATCTCTATTCACACCGTTTAATTCTGCAATTATTTTCATCGGCTTCCTTTTTTCATATTTTTGATACATAACCTTACCAGTAAGCTGATTTTCATGTATTTTATACGTTTCTGCAACAACTTCAAGCCATAGCTCCGGATTCATTATTATTGACTGATATGGTCCATATCCAAACGATATCATACGTACTGGCTCAACGTTCTTCAATGCTGCTGTTTCTGTAGGATTACTGATAAAAGCATGACCACCACCGCCCGTATGTCCTTTTCTTGCAGTACGCTGCTCTTTTTCCTCATCGACAGCTTTTTGTATTTGTTTACGATCCCAAAAGTAACGCTCTACATGCTTAATATACTGTTCTATTAGCATATCAGTCTCCTTCTAGCTTTCCTTTTTAAATCGCTTAAATAATGCTCCAAAAGGATTTATACTATCCTCATAAGATTGGAGGAGCGTATTCATCATAGCTTCTCTCTGTTTACGATCTTTTTCCTCTTCTTCAATCCAATATTCTTGCACCCATTCTCTCGTACTATCTGCACTTTCAAGCAAATATAAGATACCTTTAGAATCTAGTTTAACACCAAGTACTTTACGTTCTCCCTTAGGCACATGTACATTATCGCCTATATTAAACTTGCTCTCTATTGTTAATAACATTTTGCATCACCTCCGACAAAAACAAAATACTAAAAACCCACACATAATAGCAAAATAAATTATCATCGCTAAATTATCGCCTATTTCAATCATCAAATACACCGTCCTCAATTCCAAAAGGATATTCATCATCTACAAGAACACAGCCATTCTCAAAGCATACAGCGACTAACTGCTTATCTTCTATTCCATTTTCTTTGGCATACTCATAAAGCTCTTTAATCGTCATCGAATACACCGTCCTCATTATTCATCTTTCTTCTCCTTCCCGTCTGTTCCATGCTTTAATAGCTCTCTGCTCTAATTCAGCCTCGCTTTCGCCTGTTTCTTTGATTACTACTATCTGAGCGGGACAATTGCTGCATTCTATAATATAGCCTTCAGCTTCTTCGTCCCTACAATCTACGACGGCACCGGTATCAGGATCGATAACGGGCATATGTATACCATCATCCCGCATTGTTGCTCCACCGCCGCAGAATGGGCAAGGTTCAAGTTTTATATCTTTAATCTTCATTTTCTTTTTATTTCTTCCCAAAGCTTCAGGCACCGCGAAATATTTTTGGTCGCTGCTTCGTCGCTTTTGTAAACGCCGATGTATTTATACAGCAAAAAGTCCTCTGCTACTCCGTTAAAAATTGAACTCATTACAACACCGGTCGGAGCAACGTAGTAATAGCGTTCTCCGAATGACGGACAAAAAGGCTTCTTTTCAACGAAGTAGTTTCCCCGCAAAAGGTCCATAAGCGTAAATTCTAAAAGCCCGTCTGGTGACACCTTATCTATGCCCAGTACGGCTTCTAATATTCCGCCATCAATGTCTACTATCTTGTAACGGTCAGCAAAGCTGATTAGTACCTTTTGTCCATCCATGTTTTTTATGAAAAATTCTTCATCTACTGATAAATCGTTGTCGTCCATAAATTGTTTGATGTACTTGCTAATCATTTTTCTTCACTCCGTTCTGTATCTTCCACATTTGCCGCTAAAATCCGAATAAACAAACAGTTCCCACTCTGGCAGATTATCTGGTATAGTGCTTGCATGACGCATACAATCAGAATTTACACACTTTTCTCCTTCGTAAAATTTGTTACTAGCTAAGCAGAAACAAATATCTCTATAGCACATCATTTTCTGTTTCACTCCAGTCTAACCGTTGCCCGCAACGTGGGCAGTAATTATCGCTGCGCATTACTTCTACTTTGCAGGTATCTTCGGGGCAGAACCACACCACCGGCCCACTCACACATGGCCCATCGTTGCTATCATCGTTTCGCAAATAAAATTCCAATGGTTTTTTCGGTAAGTCCCTATTACGATCAGTCATTATCTATTCCTCCTTTAAAAAGTCGTATTTATCAAAACCTAAAATACAATACCCTTCCTGCAAGCCATATTCAGGACAATCCCTCAAAATATAGGTTATTTTAGTCGTTATGCCACGATTGGTATATCCTCCGTCCATTACCTCTCGAAGCAATAACGTGTCGCCTACTTCAAAGCCCCTGTCATCCTTTCGCAGTTCAAATCTTTTACCATTGCAAATAATATCAAAAAGATATATACCTCGAATTTTTAATTCATGTATTCTCATCTACTCCACCGCCTTTGCTAATTTAACTGGATATCGGCTCAAACTACGGATCATGTAGTGCATAAGCTCAACTTTACGTCCAATGTTTAAAGTAAATTTTCCCGGCTTGCGTTCCTGACTTATGTATTTATGCCCAAGACGTTCACAATACAAAAGAATTCCAATTCCGCGAAGTGTATAGTATTTCAATTCTTCCTTGACCGTTTCTTTTTGATAAAGTTCTGACGGCAAAACGATGTAATTATAATCGCCACAAAATGACAGCTTCGCTTTGCTCTTTAGATCGGACAAGCTCACTTTTATTTCGTAAGCCCTAAATACGTTAGTACTGCTCATGGTCATATAGTCGACGTATTCATCTCCATATCCAGCGCCCAAGCATACTTCATAGCAACCATACACGCCGGACTGATCAGCTTTGGTATAATACAACAGCGCTTTTTTTATTTCTTTCGTCAGTTCCGTTTCTGCCATCATTCCACCGCCCTTAATAAAATTTCAATCCTTGGATTACTCTTATCAACTTCAAACTTCTCTGTTATCTTTCGTATTTGTTTCCACCCGTCATTTTCCAGTATTCCCATAGTTTGTAATGCGTCAAAGATAAACTTACGTCCAAAGCTTATATTGTCCTTATCCCGACGTTTATTCTTTTCGTACCACACTATAGCAATGTCTGCCGTTTCAAAATAAACTTTCTTCCGTTTGGCTAATGCCATGGCATACTCACATTGCTGCTGGGCGTCAGATTTCATTTTTGCTCCACTAGCCCAATGACCACGGCAAGCTGCCTGATACTCATTCAGTCCCGGTAACCTTCCCGGTATCGTTATCAGTAACTCAGTCAATATTTCCAACTCCTTATATTTAAAAGACTGCCCCCTGTGGTAAGGCCATTCCACAGGTATACTTCCCTTTTGCGTCACATTGCTTGTATATAGTGCCGAGGCAGTAGCTGGGCAGCCGTTTAAGCTAAAACAAATTTATCGGTATATCTGCTTCTGCGACTTCTCCAAACACGTCAAGCACATTACCGCATATGATTTTATTCATTGCCGACCTCACACATTAGCAGTTTCAACCCGAGCCAGTTGATCAGCCATTCTCTTTAGTTCCTCGCTTACATCATCTGCTGTCCACATATGACCTTCCTTACTCATCTTTGCATAAATTGCATAAGCTCGCATGTCAAATTCTTTTATCAGCTCTAAATCGATTGCATCTCCAAAATGAGCGCAATCAAAACCTAACCAATAGCTGCTCTCCTCTGTTTCCACTGGATAAGTATCACTCATTTTTGCATAAGTTAACCCACCATGTACCTCTAAGAATCTATCAACTGTTTCATAAGGTTGCTCAAAATATGGATGCTCTTTTGGTATTTGTACATATCCGCATCTATGCCCCATTCTTTGAGCCACTACTACACATCTGAATCCTCTATATTCAAAATCTTTTTCTACTCTGTAATTCATAAATTTCCCCGCCCTATTCATTGCTTATGCTAATATCTTTCTTTTCTCGTAAATGCTTGAATTTACTAACGATTTCCCGTGCTATTACGGCTCGTTGGTCATCCGACCACATCAAGCAGTTCGGACAAATACGCAACTCAAATCTATGTCCTCTGGTTATATGGCTACCCGACATCGTTTCCTTATGGCATATATCACAATTCATGATCTCACCTCAAAATGGTTCTGACTTATTAGTATTCAGTTTGTCAAAATGTTCTTCGCCTAAAATCTGTAACTCTGCCATATCTGCTGCCATGTTATACATCTTTGCGTGTTTGTTATCGCCGTGGGTATCAGTGACCTTTGCCCTAAATTCAGCAATAGTTCCCAAGAAACAACCACAAGAAACTGTAATACCTTTTTCTTTATTTTTAAAAAACGTAGTGAAGCCAAACCTACTACCAATACGCCCAATTAGTAAATAGTCAGCGTTGCCGGACACCTCAGCGTCGCCGTACACCTCAGCGTTGCCGTACACCCAAGCGTTGCCGGACACCCAAGCGTTGCCGGACACCCTAGCGTCGCCGTACACCCAAGCGTCGCCGGACACCCTAGCGTCGCCGGACACCCAAGCGTTGCCGGACACCCTAGCGTCGCCGTACACCCAAGCGTTGCCGGACACCCTAGCGTTGCCGTACACCCAAGCGTTGCCGGACACCCTAGCGTTGCCGTACACCTCAGCGTTGCCGGACACCCTAGCGTCGCCGTACACCCTAGCGTCGCCGTACACCTCAGCGTTGCCGGACACCCAAGCGTTGCCAGTCTGCGCTAAGTTATCCTCTTTTTCTACGTATCCGCCAAGTTCACCAACTTCAACACTCCCAAAGCTAATTAAAGCCTTAATCCTAAATAATTTCTTGCCCCATTTTTCTATAAACTCTGCTGTTAATTCATACTTTTTCATAGTTACCTTGCTCCTTATAATCAAACTTTAGTTAAATCACCTTGACGACGTGTTGACTGTTTAGGTGTTACATCAGGCACTAACGGATGGTATTTATAACACCGTTCACGATCAGCGACCACATAGGTAAATCCGCTTTCTTTGTCCACCCTCAAAAACGGCTGATGTCCACTGTACGGGCAATCACAAGTGTTAATGCATGCAGCGCATTTTCGGTCAACGTCTGCGATGAAGTTGATATCGTTGTAATTACGCTGCAAGAAGCTATCGTCGGCGTCAGGGAAAATCCTCTTTGCTGCAGCTCTAACTTTATCGCTTATTGGCTGCCGTAGCTCACCAAATGTTTTACCTGCGGCAAGATCAGCAAATAACTTCTTCACAAACTCATTCGCCGCTTTAGAATTACGCTCAATAGCCTTCTTTTCTTCGCGAATTTTATTCTGCCGTAGGATTGATAAGGTGTTATTAATATCTGCCCATGTTGGCCAATATTTATTATTATCAGCGATATAATCAACAGTATCGCCCCACATCTCAATATCTGTGTATTTATACCGCTCCAGGGTTTGCCTTTCGATAGCTTTTTTTGCATCTCCGCTTACCCAGTTCGGCTTTAGTCCCGCCGCCTGCCACACTTCATAAGCTGCCGTTATCTCTCTAAGTTCCAACATACGGCATATCCCTCACTTCTTCCCAGTCCAGCCCCATAAAACAAGCCAGCCTGTACTTTCTTTTCTCCGGAGGTATCGCTGCCCAGCGCTCCTTGTTCTTTGCGATCCATTCGGCTTTCTCTTGGGCTTCCTTGTCAGCAGCTTGCACTGCTTCCGGCAATTTGATTTCATCCGTCCAGCGTTCGTCCTGCAGGAAAGTATCAGGATCAGGTATGTACCTTCCGTTTTCCTCCTGCCACTGATTAGTTTTTTTGTATCGCTCAACAGCAGAATTAATCAAGGCATACTGTTCTTCAGAGTGTACACGCATATTCATCCATGCTATTCTTGCAACAGGCTTTTTCCGTTTCGACGGATACAAGTCCCAAAATAACTCAAAGCCTTTTTCTTTTTCGTTAACCTCTAATCCATTTTGGGTTTGCTTATATTTATTATTATCATTGTTTATCATTGTTATATTATTATCATTATTGTTAGATGTTAGCTGACTGTTAGGTTGTCTGTTAGGTGTCTGTTGGCTCTCTGTTAGCTGACTGTTAGGTTGTCTGTTATCGACATCTCTTTTCCCTTGATAAACCTGCCAATTTACTATGGTTATCAGCCTTCCAGTCTTTGTTGATTGGTCTGTTAAAAAATTCATGTTTTCAAACTTTTTTAACGCAGTCCTTACATTTTGGACTGTTAGCCCATTTCCACAAGCTTTTACGATATTAGGCAAGCTGGTTATAAATTGTCCCGGTTGGCAAATAAATTCTTCACCCTGCCAGTACCACTTTTTCTCACTATGATTTGCCATTAAAAGCAGTGTAATTAAAATTACTTTTTGCTCAACTGTCGTAACCTGCCAAATCGGACTATCTAACAATTTTCGATGTAAAGCAATAAACCCTGTATTCATAATTTCCTACTCCTGGCGGTCATATTTTGCAGATAAATACGACCTTACCTTTTGACCAATAACGATGCCCTCAACGGAATTATGCCGCAGGTAATGGCAGTCATTACAAAGCATTGCCATATCTTCAAGCCTGTCCTGTCCGCCCTGTGATTTTAAAGGCTCATGGTGTGGCTTAACTCCAGGCTCAACATAGTGAGAGCAATATACACATAACCCGCTGTCACGGTTATATACTTCCTCACAAAGATTGCTGAGAGCTTTACCTTTAAGTCTTATCCTCTTTATTTTTGGAATCATCTTTAACGCCCCACTCCCTGATTAGGTCATCTAATTCTTCCTGCGGCCTAGTCTCTACACCATTCTCTTTTGCCATCGATACTAAACAATCTATAAATCGGCTCATCTCTTTCGTGTCATAAGCACTGCTGCCATAATATACTCTTACATTGCTATAGCCTTTAATGTTATGACACTCCCCAATCAATTCAGCTATCCAGCCGACACCATTGCTTTGCCAAATTTCAATAGTTCTGTTTACAGCGTCAGTTGGCACTGGCCATATTCTGCCGTAACCACATTCCCTGATTGCCTTCCTGTAAACATCTTCATTGCTGTGAAAGCTCTCTTCTGACAGCTTTTCTGCTATCTTTTGACACAATACCCAAGCGTATTTATTAGCATCGTTAGAACGCCCTTTACGCCATTGCTTGACCTCTACAACATACTGCTTTTCAGGATCGATTTTATTGATTTCTTCTTCCTCTGATAAAGGGACAGGTACTACTAAATTTATGTACCCTATCCCTTTCAACATCTGTAACCCTTTAACTGTCAGCTTCATTTTGTACCTACAGCCTTAGCGTTTATCGCTGCTCTTATAGCCTCATGAGCATTCACATATTTATCATCGTTTAAGAGCTTTTCCAGTACTTCAATTTTCAAAAACTCAATATCATGCCAATCGCCGTTTCTATCCTGAATTTGACACTGTACTCCGTTAATAAACCTTACTGCGCCGTTCTCACTAACTGATGTAATATTAATCGGACTTTCTACAGATTTTTTATCTTTCGGTCTTGCCATTGCTTTTTCTCCGTCATCGTCTTCCTGAGCCAGTCCAACCATAGCAGCAAGAGCATATCTCCTGCCGTAAGTGATTGCGCTGCCAATAGCTTGCGGATCTAATTTAGTTACAGTCATTGTTAGAGTGCTGGATATATACTGCCCGCTTGAATGTGCAAGCATCGTTGTAATGTTCAGTCTTCCGTTCTCATTGATTTCTTCCGGCATCTGGATAACTGATATTCCATTTGCAGTTAAAGCCTCTCTGCACGTGTTCCAACACTCAGCCAGGTCTGCATATTTACTTTTGAAAAACGGATTACTGCTGCTTTTCTTTGCTCCTTCAATCTGCCCTTGTGCCTTTGCCAAAGCGGCAGCAAGCTCGTTAATCTGTTCACTCTTCAACATTGGTCAGACCTCCAGTCTTCTATTTTATTTTCGATAGTATTTGCGCTGTTATGAATCCACTTTAGAAGCACGCTGACTTTGGCTTCATCACCATCTAGATCATCCATTTCTTTCAGATTCTCTAAAATAGATTCTGCTTCATATCGAAGCGAATATACTAAATCGTCAAATTTATCCATACTTGCAATCCTCCAATTCTTTTGCTAAAATGAAGGTGGACGCTAAACTTCGTAAAATTTACATGTCCACCCTGAGCTATCAACGTTGCGCCGTTGGTAGCTCTTTTTCTATGGTCGTGTTGAAACTCACATACGTTAATCTCAATCATCATCAAAATCAACTTGAATATCTGTACTCAAAATCTCAACACCTATGCCTGTGACTATTGCCGTAGTCATGTGCGTATGGTGTTTTCTGATGTATTCTACTAATGGTCTTGCAGCTTCTTCTAATGTTTTAGCTTCTTGCTTGATATTTTCGTTCATGTTTTTTCTCCTATCTTCGCTCATCTCAACACCCCTACTGTCACTACAGCAGCCATAATAGCTACGTATGTTCCAATAAATATTGCAGTAGTTGCTACGGTAAAATCTCTAATCATAATCCTGCCACCTGCCCCATAGCGTAACCAATATCATATACCAGCTTAACTACTGTTGCTATAGACAAAGCTGTTAATGCCCATACACATGGCTGCTCCTTAATACTCTCTTTCGCTACTACTGCTGTTCCTACTACTTTGACTAGTGTTCTCATAATCAAACCTCCTATAAAGCCTTTAGAGCTGCTTCAAAATCAAATTTTTTCCTTCGCTATACCCCTCTAATATTTCAGGGCTATTAACTCTTCTGGTGTAAGCCCCATATAATCACAAAATTGTGCAGCACTAATATGATAGGAATAACGACTTTCACTAACTTTTACGGCAGTTCCAAATGGAAGTAATTTTCTTTGTAATCCAATACGGACAAATTGTTCTGATTTTCCCATGATTTTTGCTGCTGTTGGAACTTTGATACTTAACATGGTTAGTCTCCTTTCTGTTTACTTTTAGTAGCGACAGAGGGCAAAAAAATATTGTCCTCATCAACCGAGTAAAGTCTGCACAATGCATCAAAATTACCCTTGTCAATCGATGTTTTACCCTTCTCCCAATTTATTATAGTAACTTTACTTTTCTTTAACATTGCTGCTACAGCCTCCTGAGTTAATCCTGCGTTTATTCGTGCAGCTTTTAGCGATATTTTCAATGTCATTTATTACACCACCTTTCATGTCTTTATTATAGTTTACTTTAAGTAGCGCGTCAACACTTTCCGTAAACTTTTTTAATGAAAAGTGTTGAGTTTTTGTTTCTAAAAGTGTTATAATTTAACCAGAGGTGATAAAAATGGAATTATACAGACAGATCTTTAGCGATAATCTAAAAAGACTTTTAGATATAAACAACGAAACTCAAACAGAATTGGCTCAGTCCTTAAATATAAATCGTTCGGTCGTTTCTTCTTGGTTGTTAGGAACCAGGTTTCCACGAATGAATACTGTTGAAGAAATAGCTTCTCACTTTGGAGTGCAAAAATCTGATTTATTAGAAAAGAAAAATTATAATATTTCTGATTCTCCATTCCAATATCCATTCATTCCTGACGCTGTAGCAGCAGGTATACCATGCACAATAGAAGGGCGAAAGGAATTACCAACAATAGGTATTTCTGACGCTATCATGGGCAAATATGCAGGTAATAAACATATTTTAATCATGCGTGTTAATGGCGAAAGTATGAATAATGTTATACCTAGTGGTTCTTTTATTGCTGTAAAAACAGATATAGAAGTAAAAAATTTAAAAGATGGCGATCTGGTTGTATTTGGTAAAGAACATGAATATAGTCTAAAACGATTTTATGATGCAAACGATAGAATAATATTCAAACCTGATTCCAGCGATCCACGTTTTACAGATCATGTGTATAACAAAAATGATAGTGTATTTATTGTGGGTAGAGTTGTATTATCAATCAGAAACTATGAATAACCATATAAAAAAAATACCCCAGCCATTAAGCTGGGGTATTATAGTATAAAGGAGTGAAAAAATGCGACTACCAAATGGTTATGGCAGTATAACAAAATTATCTGGGAAAAGACGCAAGCCTTTTATGGTTCGCATAACGACTGGTTACGATAACGAAGGTAAACAGCTAATGTCTGTGTTAGGATATTATACTACACGTAACGAAGCTCTTGCTATGCTGGCCGAGTATAACAAAAATCCATATAATCCGATTGCTCGTAAAACAACTTTCAAGGAAATTTATGAATCTTTTTGTAATGAGAAATATATAAGCAAAGATATTAAAATACCACATGCTTATACTTCTTCTTTTGCATGGTGTACTCCAGTTCATTACATGGCATTTCCAGATATAAAACTATCTGCAATGCAGAAAATAGTTGATGATTGTAATAAAAGTAGGGCTACAAAAAAGAATATAAAAATACTTTTTAATCGACTATCTAATTATTGTTTAGCCAATGATGTAATTGATAAAAATTACGCTTCTCTTATTGAGCTCCCTCCTGATATAAAAAGTGAAGTACACAAACCATTTACAACAGAAGAACTTAATATGTTATGGCTTCACGCAGACGATATTAATATCCAAATTGTGCTCATACTATGTTATACCGGAATGCGTCCTACAGAGTTAATGACACTAAAGCATAGTAACGTCTATCTTGACGAAAGATATATGTTAGGCGGAATAAAAACCAAAGCTGGCAAAGACAGGGTTATTCCTATAGCACAAAAAATATTCCCATTTATCAAAAGGCTGTATGAACAAAATAACGACTACCTTTTAACTTATGAAAATAAAAAAGTAGAGTATGATACTTTCAGAAGGAAATTATTTGCTCCAGCAATGAAGCTTGTAGAACTAAAGCACTACCCCCATGATGGACGCCATACCTGTGCAACACTTTTGGATAATGCTCAAGTCCCAGATAAAATTATCAAAAAAATACTTGGACACGCTACTACCGATATCACCGAAAAAGTTTACACTCATAAGACAATTCGGCAACTTGTAGACGCTATAAATCAAATTTAAATCAGGAATTCTGTTACATATTTGTTACATACACCCTAAATTTTAATGATTTTTATGGACATTTCAGATAATTAAAAAATCCCACAAACCGCATGGTCGTGGGATTTTTCTATGCAACATTGTATCAAATTTGTTATTCGCAGG